ACGCTCAGAATGTTTTGGAGATATCATTAATGGCTTTCCTTCTTCTATTACTCTAGCCTTATCTACAAAAACATGTCTACGCCGAGATTTATTACTTGCAGGAACAAATGACTTTGAAGGCTTAAAAGAATCACTTATAGTAAAAGATAAACCATCTTGTGATGCTAACTTTAGCTCAAATAGTCTAGCATTTTTTTGTCCAGTTCTTTTCCATTCATATACGTGATGCAATGATTTGGGCTTGCTTCTAGCTAATGCATCTATATAATCTCCAAAGTCTTTATTTATCTGGTCAAATATAACCTTAGAAAACTTAGACTGAAATTGTTTGCTGCTAGTTAATTTAGAAACCACAGATGCATTATAGTATAGATATGCAGATATTTGTGCAACAGTAGAGTCTTTTAATACACCAGGCTTACTTCCTGCCATTAATTTTTCAAGACCGCTGGAGGCCTGAATCAACATAGTACTAGAATCCAATTTGCTGATTCTCCGATCTCTTCACGGAAGTATTATATCCAATAACATTTCCAAAAGGGTCTGTCATTGGAGTAGTGCCTATGACTTCAAAAACTGTAGGGGTTTCTGTTGGAAAATTAATTTCAGACCAAATAACGTTGCCTTTAGCATCACGAATATTTGTTATCTTTTCACGAATAGTTAATTTTTCAATAGTTCTTATTTGAATAATTTGATCATTAACATATTTATTTCCAAATACTTGTTTATCGCTAGAACGTGTTGTTGCAGAGTTGCTAATAACTCCTTTAGCATGACAGTCTACAGTTCTATGATAATTCCATTCTTTTTTTAAAGCACCAGTATCAGCATCTTGTATTTCTGACTGTCTATATACATCAAGCTTCATAGACAAGACAGAGTCTATTAGCCCATTCATTAAATAACCTCTACTTTGCTCACCATTACATAGCTAGAAAGTAATCTATCGGCGTAGGCATTTCCAGTTCCTGCATAGGCATCTGAAGTATACTCAAAATCCCAATCGAATGTAGAAATATTTTTTACATACTTGTTTTTCCATACAGTGTCTTTAGCGAAATAGTCTTTCATAAGCTCTATACATGCCAACTCAACATCATCTGGAACTCTTTCCCATCCAAATCTTCCTTGTACTTTGTAAGGAACATTAGATTGGAATATGCCATAAGTATCATGAATAGATGGAGGAACCATTCCATTTGCTGTGTACACAGTATTATCTAAAATATTACTACGGTTAATTCTAATTCCATATCCAGTTTCTGAAATAATTACTTCGAATGGCCAGTTGCTAATATCGTTAAGCGTGTCAACAAGTAGCTGGTCTCCTGCATAAAGTTCATGTAAATTTTGTAGCTTAGCAGATAATGGAAGAATATCTGAGCCATATCCATATACAACCTGGACGTCATCGTAAAGATAAAATTTTTGTCCAGTATAATTTTCTATTTGTTTTCTAGCATATTTTTCTGCTCTGCAGAGGTCTTTATACGATACATAATTTGGATCAGAAGCATCTGTACTAAATCCTAAATCTTCTGCATGAAATAAATCAGCATATGGGGTTATTACAAATATATCATCTATGCGCTGAATATCAGTTCCATTAATAGTATAATCCCATCTAAGTCTTAAAGTTCTATTTCTTTCTGTATATTCATATGGGATATATGCAGTATAAACTCCTGGATTGTTTTCATCGGCAGTGGAGGTTAAAGTTGTTAAAAGAGTTCCTGGATCTATAAGAGGATCAATTGCTGGATCTTCAGTTATATCAAACACTTTTACTGCTGGTGCAGATTGTGGTGTTGCTATATCACCGTTCCAAAATACTCTATGCGATACTGGAGACTGTGAATTTCTATGTATCTCTGCCATTTAATAGGCTTAGATTAGTGGTAAAAGTCCTGAACCTCTTTAGGGGTTGCTAATCTGAAACCTTCCTCCTTGTCAAAAATTTCTTGTGCTTTATCTTGACTCATAGCAATATATGGATGCTCTCTTGTAAAGGTAAAGCCATTAATATCATAACGGAAATTAGCTCTTTCCATTTTGACCAAAACTGTGTCTGCCGTAATATCCTTTTTAGGATCAAACTTAGGTAACACTTCTACTGACATATCTTCTGCCTCTTCTACATCTTTTACGGTCTTTTGATATACCGCCCAGGTTACTCCCTCTTCTGAGAGCGCTGCAATAATATCTGTTTTGTTCTTTAATCCATCAATTTCAACGCCGAAGTCTTCGGCTACTTTTTTTAATTCAGATACTTTTAATGTCTCAAATGACATGTAAATCTCCTTATTCTACGTAAATCAATTATAGCATTAAGAAATTAAAATGAAAAGCCCCCTAAAAATTAATTTAGGGGGCTTTATTTGCAGATCTAAATCCTATAAATTAGGAAGCGACCTTAACGTTCTTGACAACAACCCATGCATCTGGCTGCTCGATTTGAACGCCAACACGAGTATACATTGTGTACTCGATGGAGTCCTTACGTGGCCAGAAGAAGCGGTATACAGTTACATCACGCTTGATACCAATAACTACGTTATTTGGGAATGTCAAGTGGATGTCACCATGGCTACCTGATGCTGCGCTGTAATCGCCAGTTTGTGTTTCTGGAAGTAGTGGTACTTCAACAATCGGAATACCGAATGCGAATGGAGCCACATAACCAGCTGGACCACCTAGTGGTGCGACATCTCCACGGATAATGCTTGAAGCGATATCTTGTGGGATTGTCTGGTTTGTTCCAATGCTATTTGCGTACAGGAAGTCCTGAATCAAATTGGAACCTGCAAGGAAGCGAAGGTCTGTGCGACGTTGCTTGTACTTACGTGGAAGAGCCTTTAGTGCTGAGTTGAATACTGCACGGGATACGTTTGCACCCGCTGCATCAACTACGTGACCAGTTGCCTTTGATTTCTTAACAACACCGTCAAATGCCTTATAAAGTGCATCTGATGTTAGAGCGGTATTACCATTTAGGAGTACATCCTCAATGTCATTACCAGCCTGTGTTGCCATCATACGTGCAATATGATCTTCGAGATCTGCGCCCTCGATATTATCTTCGAGTGACTCAGTTGATAGCTCCCAATCCAAGCGAAGCTTCTTTGTTGTAAGAGAGATCTTGGAGAAAGTTACTGCTGCATTTGACGCTGTGTCATCTGCTTCAGCGGCAAGCTTCATAAGCTTCTCGCCAACTCCAATACGATCAATTTCGGCGGTGTCTGCTCGCATGCGAACAGTACGTGCCACCTTACCAATTACAGTTGCATCGAACATGTAGTCGAGGAATCTTGCGGACTGCTCAGGATTGAGGATACCTCCATTGCCTGACTCAGCGTAGCGGTGGATACCAGTTGTCTGTCCTGTTAGAGACGCAAAAGAACCTCCTGCTGATTGTCCAGTTCCAGCAATTGTTGTATTAGCTGCTACTGTTTTTTCTAGTGTTTCATTGCTCATTGTTTTTATTTCACCTACCTTTTCAGTTAAAAAGTTCATTTACGGATCCGAGGAAAGAACCGTTCCATTTTGATTTGGATTTTGTTATTACTTCCTGTGACCCGCCAAGGTCAGAGGACTTCTTAATTGCGGTCTCTGATTCTACCGCATCGACACGCTTTTCTACGCCATCAATCGTGTTCTTGATATCTTCTACAGCCTTTGAAAGTGCTGCATGCTGTTCTGCCAATTCTGAAATTCGAGTATCTACGCTCTTGCTGAAAGTCTCAACAGTGTCTTTGATTGCTGTGACCTGAGCTGCGTTTGCCTCAGATGCCTTATTAAGTGTATCTGAGAAGAATCCCTTGAGATCACCGAGCATCTTTGCAAAATCAGGTTCATCAACCTCAACTTCTGATACGTCGGCTGCTTTTTCCAGAGTTTCGGCAGAAGCGTCAGCAGCTGGTGCTTCTTCAGCAGCAGGTGCTTCTTCAACAACAGGAGCTTCTTCAACAGGAGCTACTGCTTCTTCGACAACAGGAGTTTCTTCAACTACTGCGTTTTCTGTGTTTTCTGACACTTCATTACCTCCTTCTCCGTTTGCCTGTTTTGCAATTATTTGTGTATCAGGCAACGGTAATCTTGATTTCTTGTGTGAATCAAGAATTCTATCTATTTCTTTCGCTTTATTAATATCATTACTCTCAACCCATCCAATTAGTGTTGCAGGTTTTCCTGTAACTGGTGAATCATAAGATGAGTCTGTTGAGATAAATACTGAATCAGAGTCAGAACAGTAAAAAATATTTTCTGTAATTACTTCTGTAGCCATTCCTTTAAATACTAGCTGACCATTCATTTTCTGAATAGACAAAATATTGCAAAGCTCATTTGCTGGAGAATCTACTACTGACAATTCTACCAATGCATATTCTTTGATAAATCTTACTGTTTGACCTGTAGCCTTATTGACTTCATTATCTGAATCCATAATCTTTCCGCCGATTGAGAATCCTTGAAGAGTTCCGTCCAAAATCTTTTCCCATGTATCTTGTGCACCTTTTGAAATGTATGCATCTACATAAACGCCATTATAAAATTCTTTTGACTTTGGATCATAATATGTTTCTGGTCGAAATGAAACCATTTTGCCAACAGCATTTGATCCATGCATCTCACGGATATTTCCACGAAATGATTCAAATGCTTTGAGGCTTGCCTCTTGTGTGACAACATCGCCTGTTTGATCTAGATTATCGAGTGTTGCAAATCCAGAAACTGTGCGCTTTTCACGATTGACTTTCGTAAATGGCACAGATAAACTGATGTTATCGCCATGCGAGGACCACAAAGATTTCTCAATATTCATATGCTTAATTATAAATTTGTATATATAAAAAGGCAAATAATCAGTTGCCTAATAATTATTCTACTTGTCTCCCTGCACCCTGTTCATTTCGGCCTTCTCCCGAAATATCTGGTGAGTTATTCTCTCTTTCCTGATCCCGCCTTCTGGTATTTCCAGCCTGAGCCCTAACTTCTGCTTGCTGTTGTGGCTTGAGAACTACGACTTCATCGCCTCCATCTAGTGGAACCATACCCTTACGAATACGAATTTCATTAGGAGTAATTACCTGCATTCTCAAATAACGCTCATCAATCTTAGACTGAGTATCTTCGTCAGTTAGAGATAATTCATTGAATTTAATTTCAAGGGCATCTGTCATTTCAGAAATAATTCTATTTAATTTCTTTTCAAGAATATCTTGTGCTGGACGACATACCTGCTCTTTAAATGTTTTATCTGCATCTCTTGCTGCCGCTAAATTAA